AGTCTGGCGAGGCAAGCGGGCGTATCCGCCTACCTTATCCTCTATGACTGCGACCCGGCCGGCGAACACGGTCTGGCAGCGACCATGCGCGTGCAGAGAGTCTACCCACGGCCGAGCGTGATGAAGGTACTAAGCATCGGAGAAGTGGGTGCGTTGATCGAGCGCATACACAGCGCTCACACTTGCTCCCATGAGGTATAGAATGGCACCCTGCGAGGGCGCCGTAAGCCCCCAGAGAAGCGCCCCCGCGCAGGGTCACTGCCGGGGGCATGGCACCAACGACACTGAGAGGAGCGTCAATGCCCGACGATTCTACCAGAGATAACGCTCCGCTCAAGCCGCCAGACCACGACTTCCCCGACCACCTGCACTGCCTGCTCTGCCCACGCACGCTAGACCCGCAAACGACCGTTCCGGCCGTCATCGAGGTAGTGCGCGTCGTCACCGGCAGCGTGCCGCTGGAGATCGCCGTTGACCGGCCACTGTGCGCCGCCTGCGCCGCCGGCCTGGAGCGCCAGGCGCGCAAGGTAGCGGCGGCCGGCAAGCGCAACGGCCCACCACGGCTCATCGTGCCCCGAGGGCGTGGCTGATGGCCGCCTGGCCGGACTGCTATCGCGCCTACTTCCTGGAGCACTCTCTGGGCGTGCAGTTCGCCCAGGGCCGCTGCTGCGGCAACTGCTGGGAGTATCGGCCACGGTCACCTGCCGACACGAGTGGGGGAGTCTGCGCGCGGCACCTCGTGGCCAGAGGAGCGCAGCACGTCTCCTGCGGCGAGGCGTTCGCGCCTATAGACGCGCGCCACCTCGATGGCACCTGAGGCGCCGCCGCTCGGCGTGCAGACGGCGGACGCCGCCCTAGGCGCCGCGCTCTCCAACCTCGCCGCCGCTGCCCTGGTGAGCGGCGAGCTGGAAGCCGCCGACATGCCCAACGGCCGCCAGCGCCGGGTTTTGCAGGCCGTCCAGGACATGCAGGCGCTCGGCGAGCCGATCGACTGCCTGACGGTGGCCAACGAAGTCGGCGCCACAGGAGAGGACCGCGACTGGATATTCACGCTGCCGGAGCTGTGCCCGTCGGCTATGTCGGTGCGCTCCTACATACGCGACCTCAAGCGCCTGCGCGTGCAGGGGGCGACACACCGGGCAGGGATGCAGCTCACCGAGATCAGCCTGGGCAGCGACTTCACGCCCGACAACGTGCGCCCGGCCATAGCCGAGCTTGAGGCGCTGCTCGACTACGCCGGCGCACCGACCAACGGCAGCGGTTTCCTCGACTGGCTGACGTTCTGGGACCGGGAACACGACGAGGCTGAGTGGGTCTACGCCGACGTGCTGGCGCGTGGTCGCGGTCACGCCCTCTACGCCACGCACAAGCTCGGCAAGTCACTGCTCATGCTCTTCGTCGCCGCCGGACTAGCCACCGGAGCGGAGCCGTACGTGTGCGTGTACCTCGACTACGAGATGACCGAAGCCGACGTGCGCGACCGCCTGGAGGACATGGGCTACGGCGCCGGCACGGACCTCTCACGGCTGCGCTACGCCCTGCTGCCGACACTGCCGCCGCTCGACACGCCACAAGGTTCGCGCGGCCTCTGCGCCCTGCTCGACGGCGTGCAGAAGGAGTGGCCGGATCACCACCTCGTCCTGGTCATCGACACCATCAGCCGCGCCGTCTGCGGCGAGGAGAACTCGGCCGACACGTGGCGCGACTTCTATCTGCACAGCGGCATCGAGCTGAAGCGGCGCGGCATCACCTGGGCGCGACTAGACCACTCCGGCAAAGACCCTGAGCGCGGCCAGCGCGGCAGCTCAGGTAAGGGCGACGACGTGGACGTGGTATGGAACCTCGTGGGCACGCAGAACGGCGTCATGCTGCAGCGCAAGTTCGCGCGCATGTCGTGGGTGCCGGCACGTTTGGCCTTCGGCATCACCGAGGACCCCCTGAGGTTCACACGCCTGGCAGGAGACTGGCCCGAGGGCACCGGCGAGACGGCCAACCTCATGGACCGCCTCGACATGCCCCTTGATGTCAATAGCCGCGACGCGCAAAGACGACTCAGAGAGGCGGGCGAACCACGCCGCAGGCAGGTCGTACTGGCGGCCATGCGCTGGCGCAACGAGCGCTCCGGCACACCCAGAGAGGCCGGGAACCAGCCTCAGGAACCACTTCAGGAGCATTTGCCGAACGTGGATGAGGGAACCGACGATGACGGCATACCATTCTAGCCTCAGGAACCTGTCTGGGGACCACCGGGAACCAGACCGCTGGACAACCGGGAATGTGTGTCCCCCTCTCTAGAGGGGACCACAGTTCCCAGTCCCGGGACCAAGGAAAGAAACGAGGAGGAGAGATGAGCGAAGAGTTGTTCCCCAAGACGGCCGAAGAGGAGCTGGCCGAAGTGCGCGCTAAACTGCAAGCGGACTACGACAAGGCGGGCACGGCAGTGACCAAGGCGGTGGAGAAGCGCCTAGACGCAGCGGCGCTGCTGGCGACCTTCGACGACGCCATCGCCAGTCAAGGAGCGACCATGGCGATGATCGACAAACGGCTGGCTGATGCACAAGCGCGTCTGGGCGCGCAAGGTGGCCAGGAGGCGTAGGTACCGCCTGACGGCCTATCGTCGCAGCAGCGGCGCTTGTGTCGGCTGAGAAAGGGCGTATAGTGCTAAGTCGGTGAAGGCGTCGGCCCCGACGCGCCACCTCAGGGGGCTGAGGGTATGACTGCGTGTCGGCAGGGGCCAGTGTTGTAAGAGAGAAAAACGCGGCGCTCACCGTCGAGTGGCGCCCTCTCGACGCGCTCACACCGTACCCGCAGAACGCTCGCGTCCTCTCCTCCAAGGCCGTCGCTAAGGTGGCCGCCTCGATCAAGGCATTCGGCTGGCGGCAGCCCATCGTGGTCGATGCTGCCGGCGTCATCATCGCTGGCCACACGCGCCTCTTGGCGGCGCAGTCTCTGGGCCTCAAAGCTGTTCCTGTTCTCGTCGCCGACGACCTCACGCCGGCGCAAGTGAGGGCCTACCGCCTGGCCGATAACCGCACGGCGCAAGAGGCGTCCTGGGACATCGACCTGCTGACCGTCGAGCTTGGCGACCTCTCGGGGCTCGACATCGACCTCTCACTCACCGGCTTTGACGCCGAAGAGCTGAATCGCCTGACGGCCAGACCTGGCCTGACCGACCCCGACACGGTGCCCGAGCCGCGCTACTGCGACGCCATCGTTACCCGCTGGCAGAAGTTCACCGGCAGGAAGGCTGTGTGTCGTGGCGACTCGTAAACCCCGCAGCGACGCTGCCCCCATCGGCGCCGCCGAGCTTGAGAAGTTGGCCGCCATGCACTGCACGCAGCAAGAAGTGGGCTCGTGGTTCGGCTGCACGCAGCAGGCCGTCAGTAAGCGGCTGGCCAGAGATGCGCCGCTCGCCGAGGCGTGGCAGCGCGGCTGGGACAAGGGCAGCATCAGTCTGCGCCGAGCACAGTTCGAGGCCGCCCAGGCGGGCGACAGGACCATGATGATCTGGCTCGGCAAGCAGTGGCTGGGCCAGGCCGACAAGATCGAGACGCGCCACCTCACCTTGGACGCGATAGAGGAAGAGCTGCAGCGCATCCTGGCGGAGTCCCGTGGGCGCTGAAACGGAGCGCGCAGAGCGGCTGCTTGACCTGACCCGGCAGGCCAAAGAAGCCACGGCCGTCAAGGCGCCGCCCGAACTCGACTTCATCCAGTCGCTGCGCATCGAGGACAAGGTGAGCGGCGCCCTGGTGCCCTTCGCCCTGTGGGACTTCCAGCGCGAGATGGTCGAAAGCGGCACCCTGGACTCACCGCGCCTCTTCGCCCTCAAGAGCCGGCAGCTCGGCTGGACGTGGCTCGATCTGGCGCACTGGCTCTTCTGTGCTGAGTTCGCCGGCCACCGCACGTTCGCTATCTGCCGGCAGACGCAAGACGACGCCGCCGACGCTATCCGCCGCCTGAAGATCATGCACGAGAGCGCCGTGGCCAGCGGCAAGTGGGTGCTGCCGGCCGTGACGCAGGACAACGTGCTCAGCCTGGGCTTCGCCAACGGCTCGCTGTTCCACGCCCTGCCGGCAACCAAGCGCATGGGTCGTGGCGGCAGCTACTACGGCGCCTTGTTGGACGAGTTCTGCTTCTGGGACTACCAGTCAGACCAGCTCGCGGCGTTGGAGCCCGGCTGCGCCCGCATTCACGTGGTCACGACCGGCGACGGCCCCGGCGACTTCGCGCACAAGCTCTGGAAGCAAGCCCTGGCTGGCGAGGGCGACTGGCGGGCGGTGTTCGCCGGCTGGCAGGCGCACCCCGATCGCACGCAAGCATGGTACGACCGCGAAGTGCTGGGCGCCGTGGAGCCGCGCAAGGCGCGTCGCGAGTACGCCGCCACGCCGGACGACGCCTTCGCCGCGCCGGAGGGCGTGTTCTTCGAGCGCTTCGACAGCCTGCGCAACGTCGCCAAGGCAGACGACGCGCTGCCCGTGCTCAACTGGCAGACCGAGCGCGCCGTGGACTTCGGCTACCGCAATCCGGCCTGCCTGTGGATACAGACCTCGCCGCAAGGGCAGCCCTTCGTCGTCGGCGAGTTGGTGCCCGAGAACCTGACCACCGAGCAGTTCGTCGCTGCCATACGCGCCACCGAGGCGGGGCTAGGCATTCACGCCGGTCGCCTGCTGACGACCTACTGCGACCCGGCCGGGCGTGGCGTGCAGTCGCAGACATCCGAGACCGAGTTCGACATCTTCGCCCGTTCTGGCCTAGGTCCGGTGTGCAAGCCCTCGGGCATCCGTGACGGCTGCCTGCGCATCATGAGCCACCTGGCTGACCCGGTGTTGCCGCTCGTGGTCAGCCGCGACTGCCCCTGGACCATCGAAGCGCTGGCCAGCGTGCGCCCCGACAAGCACCGCCCCGACCTCTACGACGAATCGAGCCCCTACACGCACGCCCTCGACGCGCTGCGCTACTGGGCTGTGAACCACGTCACCGCCGTCGAGTACGGCCACGACGAGTACGAAGAGCCCGCCGATCCGTTCGCGCCGCCGGGCATGGAGCTACCTGTGGCGGCTGGCATCTACGGGAGGGTGTGGTGAGCGACCTCGGCAACTCCTGCGACGTGTACGACTTCCCGGCCGACTACCAGGGCGAGCGCATCCTGGGCGCCCCACGGCAGGCCTGCGTGATGCTCTCACCGCCGGAGCCGGCGCCTATGCCGGTGGACGCCTTGCTGCCTGCTGACCAACCCTACGACTTGGGGATGTGACCGTGCTAGAGAGATTCAAGCCACTCGCTGAGCAACTTGTCGCCCTTGGCCATATTACAGGCAGGGCAGGCAGCGGCAAGGTTGTCCCTGCCGTTGCTACCGCCGCGGGACAGCGGTACGACGTGGTCGGTGTGGTAGCCGGCGATGGTGAGATCGGCGCCACAGTATGCGCAGCGCCAGTCTTGCGCGGCGAGGATGTCGAGGATGTCCTCGCCAGTGTGGTTTCCGATAGCGGCGCGGATGCGTGCAGCGCGTCGGTGGTTCTTAGCTCGGCTAGTTGCAGGGTGAAGGCTCCGGCACTCCCGCTCGTACTGACGATATTTCGCTGGGTCTTGCGCTCTGCGTTGCTTCGCCCATACAGAGTGGCAGGGTTTGCACCGCGTAGCGAAGCTGCGCCCACTGCGGTAGAAGTTCTCAGCGTTGACGGCAAGCAGGCGATGGCAGTCGGGGCAGACTTTATCTGCAGGGCGCGAACGGCTGCGCGACGCCGCGTCTCGGTCGCCCCGCCGTCGGGCCTCATAGGCGCGCTCATAAGCCCGGTACCGCTCTGGATCGGCAGCGCGAGCGGTGCGCCTGCGGGCGCGGATCTCTTCGGCGCGCGCCGCATACTGTCTGCGCCCGGAAGCCCTCGTTCCTTCGGGGTCCGCTGC